CCAGGACCAGATGGACAAAAAACTAGACATACTGATTGAGCGAAGAAGCGTGGAGAGATAGTATGGGCAACGTGCGGCTTGAGTTTGACATAGACAAGGCGGTTGCTCGCCGAGTTCCTCTGTTCGCACAGGCACAGGCCGCGCTTGACACGCAGATCCTCAAGGACTGTAATCCCTTCGTTCCCTATGCCGAGGGCGACCTGATGAAGTCCGGGCGCGTGGACAATCCGGGAACGATCTCATGGAATATGCCCTATGCGAGATACCAATATTATCTCGCCGAGGGCGCGCACTATACGACGCCTGGCACGGGAGCAAAATGGTTCGAGCGTGCAAAGGCGCTCTATAAAGGGGCATGGATCGATCTTATGCAGAGGGCGCTTAAATGAATATCCTTAATGAAGTCAATGCGTACCTTCTCCAGAAGATTACGCCATACTCTACGATATACCTCGACGTATTCCCTAACGATTCAATCGAGGAACTCATGTCGCGTAACGATCCGAGTCAGGCGGCAGAGACGCGCTATCTTGACGGATCTCGCATCGGAATTTTCCAGTTCTCGTACTACGCAAAGTCTTCCAGTTCCGAGACCGCGCGACTCCAGCTTGAGGCGATCATATCGGCTCTCGACTTCAAGGAGCTTTCAACTATTTCAAACGGGACAGCGATCAAACTTGAAGCGGCAACTACTCCCGCCTTTGTCTCAAAGAGCGAAGCGGGCGAAGTCATATTTGTAACGAGCCTCAGGCTCGAATATCACGTAGGAGGTTGAGGCATGGCTGAGACGTTTGAACTTAATTTTCAGGATCTTTACGAGATTGACACGACGCCGCTTTCGACGGCGACGTATGTTCGTCTCGCGGTCGGCATTTCTGGCGCGGAGCCGGACAACAACGAGGACATCGCCCAGGATAAGTATCTTGACGGCGACGGTTTTGGAAGCTCCGATGTTATCGGCGCCCAGCACATCGTCTCGTTCTCGGGCCACCGGGTCGTGGGAAATGTGGCGCAGGACTACATTGCCGCTATGAAGCTGGAGCTCGGCGACGCGCGCAAGACGCATCTCAGGTACACCGACGCTGGCGGAAACCAGATCTCCGGCAACGTAACGCTGGCGAATATCAAGGAGGGCGGCGGCGACGCTGGAGCGAAGAAGGACTTCTCCTTCGAGGCGCACTTCAATGGCAAGCCAACCTTCGCGGCCCACGTTGCGGCTACGGCCCTCGCTCCGACCATCGCCGCCGGTACGGCTCTCGGAACTACGAAGTTCACCGTCGTGCCGTCCGGGACCAACACGCTCTCGTACAAGATCGGCGCCGTCTCCCTCGGAACCGTCTACGGCTCGCAGTACGTGGCTGGCGACATCGCTTACACGTCCGGGAACGACATCGTGGCCGTCGTGGGCCAGTACCTCCAGATGTTCGAAATCAACGCCTATGGGCGAGTCGTGAAGTACCTGGAACATCTGCTCGTAACCGCCGACATCAAGGCGTAACAAGACCCCCATGATCCGCCCGTAGATTCTTGCGGGATAGGGGGCGCCGCCGAATCGTGGCGCTACTTTTAGATGGGGGATAACATGGCTTCAGAGTTCAGGATGAGCGTTACGCGGGTTGCCTTCCCGCTCGTGATCGATGGAGAGGACGAAGAGGGCAACCCGAAGGTGCTTTTCGAGAAGCGGTATTCTATCGACCTCGGCAACAAGGAAAAGATCAAAATGATCTATGCCAAGTGCCGGGAACTTTCCGACATGGCAAAAAGCATAGATCAGGACGAAGCGGCCTTCGATGAGGTCGAGGCACTCGCAAAGGGGATTATCGATTCCGTTCTCGGCGACTGGACCGCGATTTGGGAGGCGACCAACCATAACATCTATGCGGTTCTCGGTCTCACTTCCGAGCTCGCGCGCGTGATAAAAGAGGATGCGTCGGCCTCCTTCAAAAGGTATGGCCTTTAATCCAATTCTCGACGAGTTGCCCGACAGCTTTAATGGTTGCCGGGTAAACACCGATTTCCGGCAAGGGCTTCGATTCTTCGCGGCCATGGCCGACCCCGATCTTGATGAGCGCGAACGTAGCGCGGTAATTATTCGCCTGTTTTTCGGAGACAAGATTCCAGAGCCAACCGAGGAGATATGGCCATTCGTGGAATATTTCATCGGCGGCGGAGAAGACAAAAAATGCGAGAGCGGGCCGCGGGTATTCGACTTCAACGCCGATTCTGGCCGACTCTATGCGGCATTCTTGCAGACCTATGGAATTGATCTTAGATCGGCTTCTATTCACTGGTGGATATTCCTTGAGCTTTTCCGCGACCTGCCAGAGGATACCATGCTCCTCAAGGTTATCGATATTCGCGGTAAAAAGCCGCCTAAATATGCAGACAATGAATACAAGCAGGCCCTCTCGAAAGCAAAGCGAGCTTTTGCGATAGATGGCGGGAGAAACGACGCGGCAAGCCTTGGGGACGTGATGAGATCCTGGGCGGGGAGATAAAATGGCAGACCTAGACGGCTCAATACATATCGGGACAAAGATAGATGATAGCGGATTGAAGGCTGCTCTTGCCTCTGTCGAGTCGTCACTCAAGGATGCATCGAAATACTTCGACACGCTCGGAGTAGCCGGGAAGGATGCATTCAAGGCACTTTCGTCTCAGCTCGGATCGGTCGACGCCGCCGCATCGATAACTGGAGACAAGATAGGAGCTCTTGCAAAAAAGAAAGAGATACTCAATGCAGAGATTCAAAAACTCATCGCGTCCGGGCTCAAGCCGGAAGATCTGCAAATACGCTCACTGCAAAACGTATACGACAATCTCACACAGGCGCAGAATGCGAATGCATCGGCAGGTCGTAAGGCCGGGAAGACCCTTGCAGAATCATTCGCCTCGATCCGCGACGTGATGCAAGGCCCCATTGCCGCCTTCAACATGGTTAAAGGTGCGATTCAGGGCGTGTCGCGCGCTATCGACTCGATGGAATCCGAGGCGGCCGATTCTGCCAAAAGCATTTCCCTCCTCGACTCAACGATAAAGGCCACGGGCGCGGGGACTTGGACTAGCTCGAAGGCCATCGAGGGCATGATCGACAATCTAAAGGAACTTACCGGCGTTGACGATGACGTTATCCGCTCCATGGAGACTGTGCTTCTCGGCTTCAAAAATATCAAGGGCGACAATTTCAAGGAAGCCTCGCTCCAGATCATGAACATGGCCACGATCATGCACATGGATCTTACGAGTGCGGCACAGGCGGTTGGAAAGGCGCTCGACGATCCGATAAGCGGTATAGACTCGCTTTCTCGACAGGGCTTCAAGTTCAGCGCACAGCAAAAAGTCATGCTCAAGGACATGGTGAATACCGGCCATATCGCCGATGCTCAAAAGGTAATCCTCGATGAGCTTGCCACCACCTATGGCGGCGCGGCTGAGGCGGCTGGCAAGACCGGATTTGCCGTAAAAGAGAAACTCAATCTCGCAATACAGGACATGAATAAGGAAATGGGGAGATCACTGACCTCTAGCCTTGCCCCATTCAGGCAGGCCTTCCTCGACATGGCCAAGGCAATCGGCGCTTCGATGAAGGCTCAGAATGACTTCGTTGATAATATGAAAAAAATTAGCAACGGAACGGCCACGACACAGGAAGCTGTTGACGGACTCACTGAAAAATATAATAGGCTCAAAAATGAACAAGCTAGATATGCGGCTTCTGGAGACGCGGCTGCCGACGTCGTACAGATTGAATTGGACGCGACGCTTGAACTACTTAATGCCAAAAAGTCGGCACAGAACTACGAAGCGAAATACGCGGCTGCTAAAAAAGCAAATGACGAGGCCGCAGCGAAACAGGCAGAGTCCGATAAGAAAAATGCGGAGGCTCAGGCGGTTATAACCGCCGCAAGGCTAGACGCTGTAACAAAATATCAGGATGCAATCAGGAAAATAAACCTGCAAGAAAAGGATGGCTCGATAAGCTCTCAGGAAGCTAGCGCGAAAAAGCTCGACGCGCTCAAAACTGAAATATCCTCTCTCGAGGACGTGGCCTCTCAGTATAAACTCACGAGCGGTGCCACGATCAACCTGATAGATTCAGAGACGCAAAAAAGAAATGATCTCGCCGTTTCTATCGGTATGGAAAATCAGGCAATACTCGATAGCAACGCGGCAAAAATGCAGGAGATAAATGCGTCTGCTTTAAGCATAAAACAACACAACGATGAGGATCGAGCAAGAGAGGCCTCAAACAAGGCAATGCTCGATTCGTTCACGTCTCATTTGAAGCAATCGATGAAAACTTCGGCCGATACAATTAATGCAATGTATGACATGATCGCCGAAGACCTTGGCTCTGCATTGAATGCAATCGGAGAATCGCTCGTAACTGGTGAATCGGACTGGTCTAATTGGGGGATATCTGCACTAAAGGCTCTTGCTTCCGTGCTTAACTCTATCGGGTATCAGCTTGTAGCCTATGCTGCATTGCATCTTGTGATGCTCGATTTTGTAGGTGCGGCAGTCGCAGCGGCGGCGGCAACCGCGGCCTTTGTAGCCTCTGGAGTTATATCTGCATATGCCGGTCAACTCGATACCGCTGCTGCTTCCGAAGAAGAAGCGGCGACAGAAGCAGCAAAATATACGACAGAACTCGAAAGCGCCAATGCAGAGCTAAAGAAAAACAAAGGCTTGTTCACTTCGGCAAGCAAGGCAGCCGATGCCTATTCCTCCGTCCTTACCGGAGTCGTTAAAACCGTTTCTAGTTTTTATGATGGGCTAAAAGACGTTGGCTCCGATCTTGCCAGCACTATTATCGATTCCCTTACGAGCGGTTTTGACAATGATGATTTTCTATACGCCCTTGAAGAGTACATCACGAAGGCTGTCGTGCAAGCGGCGGTGTTCACCGACTCATTTACTTCACAGATCGCTTCAATCGGGGCTGCCCTTGCGACGGCCATTGCGACAGGAGACACAAGCGCGATAGCGGCGCTAAGGGATCAACTTGCAGCGCTATATTCTTCAGCTGCCGCAACCGCTCAGGCTGCAACCGAGGCGGTATCTGGGGTGTTCGGATCTTATGCGGTCGGCACGATGGGGCTTCCTTCCGATGGCCTCATCTACGCGCACCAGGGCGAGGCGGTGATACCGTCGGGCCTAATGTCCGAGGCGGCCTCTCGCGGATTGACAATAGCTCCAACATCGTCGCTGCTAGCCGGTGCTGGCAATGTGACTGTTAACCTAAATGCGGCCCTGAGTGTAGACGGACGCTCCATGGCTGGGGTAGTATTCAAATATCAGGATGACATTGTGGGGGCAGCGTATGGCTCTTGAAATAAAGATCGGCGGCACAACGTATCGCGGAACTACTGACTATTCTATAAAGCAGCAGGGCGGGGCGGTATCAACTACTTCGCTCAACGTGCTTCTTGAGACTCATGCCGTTCCGCTCGTGCTCCAAGTGGCGCAGGTATATCTTGATGGTACTCTGTTCTTTGCGGGCCTCATCCAGTCGGTATCGACTCCGGAATATTCCTCGACCTACGAAACGAAGATATTCACAATTGACGTTTCATCTCTCGAATGCCTAATGAACCACCGTCTCGTCAAAAAAAACTTCTATTACTATTCATATTTATATTATACCGATATTATTCACTATCTTTTCGACAACTATATTTCCCAAGAGGGAATTACCCTCGGCTCTATTTCGGCAAGCACTAAAAAATATGGCTCATATTATAAGGTCGATAATAAAAAGGTCTATGACGTTTTGAACGATATTGCCGATGCTATCGGGAATGCCTCATGGTGGATATCCCCTGATCGGAAGTTCTATTTCAAGATTACTACCGATTTTACTTCGGTGACTCCTCCGACCCATTTGACAAAGCTAAAATTGTCAGAGAAAATCGGCGATATGCGGACGGTTGAAAATCTAACCGGGCGCAGCTCTGGAATCTATGCCTCGAAAACAAACGCAACATTGTTGGCAACACTGGCCGCGCGCACGGGCGGTTCTGGTAAAATAGAAATAGCC